CCGCCGATCACGGCGACGCGACGGGGATTGGCCGACATGTTTACTCCTCGGTAGGCATGTGAATCGCGCCACCTCCGTCCGGGTCCGGACGGTCGGCCGACACCGTACCGCTCTCCAACCACTCGAACTGCACGCCGGTTCGCAGAGCCCACAGTCTGAGCGTCTGCCGTGACGGCTCGATCCGGCCGTTGATCCAAGTGCTGACAGTGTTCCGGGCGACGCCGAGGTAGGCGGCCATATCCGAGACTCCGACATCGGAGTGGCGGAGCGACTTGCGCATCCGGTCCGCCACGTCCCACTCGAGAGCAGCTACATGCTGCGGTTGCTCACTCATGCAACGAGCATTGCACAGACTCCCGGAACGGCGCAAGGAAAGTTTGCGTGTCCTCTTGTCCCTCATCGTGCAATGTGCAACGCTCTCCATATGTCAGCAACCACGACGGACCTCATCGGCAGCAAGGAAGCGTGCCGCGTCCTCGGGGACGTCAACCGCAGCACCCTCATCCGTTGGGTCCGCGACGGACTTCTGACGCCCGCCACCAAGCTCGACGGGACGAACGGTGCGTACCTGTTCCACCGCGCCGACGTGGAGCGCCTCGCACGGGAGCGTGCGGCGTGACTACCTCACTCGCAATGATCCGCGCCGATCTCGTCGCGGCTCACGATCGGCTCGGCGTCATCGCCGACCGTCTAGCTGAGGACCCCTCTCGCCTCAAGGTCTGTGAGGAGGCGATGGAGCGTTGCGGTCTGGAACTGGGCGACGTGGAGAAGCGCGACGACTACCTCGTCTGTGTCGACGTTCTCGCCCGGCTGGCCGAGTCGCTCGGCAAGGTCGTCCAGCGCTTCGACGGCGCGCGCTCCCTGGTCACTGAGCTCTCCCAGGAATCTTCTCCTTGTTCTAGGTGTGGTAACCCGAGGGTAGGAGAGACCCGGCAGGACGTCTCGGATACGGGGCGTCCTGCCGAGGGGGCGTCACTCTTCGCGAAGGCGGCGCACCTGCCGTTCAAGATCCGCGATCTGCTCTTCCAGCGCCGCGATGCGCGCCGCCAGGTCGTCGCGTTGCTCCAGAGCGCCGAGGCGACGGTAGATCGCATCCACGTGCTCGGCGAGCCCTCGTTGCCCTCGCGTCAGGACGGCCAACAGCTGGAACAGCTTCGGCTCCACGACGTACCTCCGTGCCCTCGGCGTCAGTCCGCTGAGCGTAGGGGGTCGGCATGAGCACTGCCACAATCTTGTCTTGGCCGACCGATCGCCGTTCAGACGAGCAGGTGACCGAACACCTCGAGGCGCTGGCGCAACTACGCCGCCCCGGCCAACCAATCACCCAAGCGTTGATCGCGGAAGTACTCCGCGAACTACTCCCCGCTATCGCAGAACCTGCTGTCGTCGACACGCCTGACCGCTCCCTGCTGTGGGAGCCGCCACCGCCGCCGAAGGCTCGCACCGACAACAACGCGCTCGCGGTTGCGCTGACCCGTCGACCCGGTGAATGGGCCGTGATCCGTGTGTGGCCCCGCGAGAAGTTGAGCTCGGCCACCTCCTGGGCGCGAAGCATCCGTACCGGGGCTCACACGGCGTTCGCCGCCATCGGCTCATTCGAAGCCGTCGCTCGGGTGGTGGACGGCGAAGCGCGGGTTTACGCGCGGTGCACAAGACAGCTGCCGGCGCAGCGTCACAGCCGACACCGGCTGACCCCATAGACCCGGGTGGCGTCTGGCGTCCAACCCCCGTCCGCCGGACGTCACCCGACCTACATCAGAAAGCCGGAAGCCCGGCCACCGACCAAGGCGAAACCGGGCTTCACGAACTAACAGGAGTATCGCAGATGGACAACCTTTGGTTGGCACTCGCCGCGATCGTCTTCGGCGCCTGCTTCGGCGTCCTGCTCACCCTCATGTGGCTGGCGCCGGAGGGGATCGACCCGATGGCGCCGTGGGAGAACCCGTCCGACGAGGACGAGTTGTGCGGTGAGACCGACGCGCTGGGGTTGTACTCCTGCGCCGCACAGCCGCACCCCGCGGACCCGGACGCGCACTACTACCGCCGTGTCGAGTCGGGCCGTCACCTTCACGCGGTGCGGGACTGATCGCCGATGTCCGAGACTCGCGCCCAGTTCCGTGTCGAGCCCACCGGCTTCAGCCTGGTCTCGATCGCGGTCGCCGCGCCGTGCGAACGCCACGAGGCCGCGCACGACGTGGTGGTGTTCCTGGTCAGCCACGCTGTGGCGCTCGAGCTGTCCCGCAGGCTCGTCGACGTCGCCGGTCCCGACCCGGTCGTCGAGCAGCGTGTCGCAATCGAGGTCACCGAGGCGCTGGCCACCGCGGACCACGCCCGCCGCAAGCTCGAGCCGCTGAACATTGCCGTCGACCTGCTGACGCACGAGCCCCGCAGTCTCTGGACTCGCGCGGGACTCGACGCAGCGCTCCAGGTGGTCACCGAGCTGCGTGACCGGCAGGCGGCCGCCCTCGACGGCGGTGCATCGTGAAGCGCCGGCTGCAGATCCTCGCGCTCACCGTCGCCGTCGAAGCCGCCGTGCTCGCCGCGGCCGCGGTCTGGGGGTACCGCCGTCTCTCGGTGCACGCCGACGGACCGGCCGACGACTTCGAGTACGCCAGCGCCGACCTCCGCGGAGGTCGTCGTGGCTGAGCAGACGATCGTCACCCCGGCGTGCACCTGCGAGCAGCACGGCGTCACCGGCCTGGACGACCTCGACGCGCTGGTCAACGAGGCCGGCGTCGACCAGGCCTCCGCGGCTCGCGCGGTGTGGGGTCGTGGAGCGCCGCTGGACGTGCAGCTGAGCCTGGCCCGGATCGTCGCGCGGCGAGTGGTCCGCGCCGGCATGGCCGACGTGCTCCGCCAGCTGCGTGCCGCGGGGGTGGCTGTGTGATGCCGACCGGAACGAACCCCACCTACATCAGCGCCGCCGGCGGTCCGGGCCACCGGCCCATCCCGACCGCGAACGGCGGTTACCGGAAGGCGCACGCTCCGCAGCAGGCGAAGAAGTCGAGCATCGACTGGGACGAGATCCGTCGCCGTAACGCCGAACGGCAGTCGGCCGAGAGCGGCACCGTGGTGCCCGAGGAGACAGCGCCGGTCACCCGTTGCCGGTGGTGTCGCAAGCCCGCGGTGGCCGGCCTGGTCGACGAGCTGTGCGAGGAGTGCCGGCACGACGCCGAGACGCAGTTCCAGGTCCCCGTCGACCTCCCAGACGCACCCGAGCCGGAGCCCGAGCCGGAGACCACCTCCGGGGTGGGGCAGGACGAGACGGCGCCTAGCGGTCCCCCTGCCCCGGAGGCACCACCGCTGGCGACGGACACAGTGCGCCTGGCCGCGTTCGCGGGAGAGCTGGCCAAGGCCAGCCGCCAGATAGCGCAGGTGTTCGCCGAGCTCGGCGCTGCGTTCGAAGGACTCACCGAGACACCGGTGGCCGCCGCGCCTCCGGGTACCGCAACGCCCGCCGCGGCCTGGGTGGCGGCCAGCGGTTCACCCAGGCCGCGGCGGCGGTCTCGTCGTACGCCGAAGCAGCCGCGGTCCTCCCCCTACGACTTCGCGGAGGTGCGGCGGCTCTACCTCGACGAGCAGCTGTCATGCCCGCAGGTCGCGAAGCGGCTCGGCGTCAGCACGACCGCGGTCCAGCGCGCGCTGAAGCGTGCCGATATACCGATGCGCGACGACCGGGCCACCAACTCCGGATCGCACAAGCTCGACGACGACCAGCGCGCCGAGATCTGCCGCCGCTACCAGGCCGGTGAGTCCACCGTGCAGCTCGCGGAGGCGTTCGGCCTCAACACCAAGACGGTCTGCACGGTCCTGCGCCGCGGCGGTGTGCAGGCTCGGTCCTCGTCCGAGGCGCAGCGCCTACAGCCTCGTGACGGCGTCGACCAGGCCGCGGGGCTGAAGCAACGCATCGCTGACCTCGGGGTGACCTCGCGCGAAGTGAAGGCCTGGGCGCTGGAACGGGGCCTCATCACCGAGATCAGGCGCGGCATCTGCCCGACCGCCCTGGTCGACGCCTACGAGTCCGCGCACCGGAAGGGAGGTGTGTCGTGACGACCGCAACCGTGCCGGTACATCGCGGCACCACGAACAGCAACGTCCGCGGCAACAACAGGGATCGCCAGCGTCGTCGCGAGTGGCTCGTCGAGACGTACCGAGCCAACGTCGACCTGATCGCCCTGACCGGCCTCAACGGCCAGCCTGCCGCAGGCACGGTGCGCGTCGACGTCGGCATGGGCGAGCCTGCCTGCCGGTGCTACCGCTGCGGCGTCCTGCTGACCGTCGACACGGTCACCGTCGACCGGATCGTCCCCGGCTGTCAGGGCGGCACCTACCGCCGCAACAACATCCGCCCGGCCTGTGGCCTCTGCAACTCCGAAACCGGGGCCACGACCCGCTCCAAGCCATCCAGGAAGGCAATCACCGCATGACCACCGACACCGATCAGCAGCCCGAGACCGGGCACGTCGAGACCCAGGACGGCACCCGGCTGCAGCAGCTGCACGAGACCTACACGTCGCTGAAGGCGACCGCGGAGGAGGTGCAGACCCAGCTGAAGGCAATCACCGACGCGCTCAAGGTCGAGCTCACCAACGCCTGCCCCGGTGCCACGAAGATCGACCTCACCGGCAGCGCGCCACCGTTACGGCTCACCTACGCCGAGTCGTGGCGGGTCGACGCCAAGAAGCTCAAGCGCGAGCAGCCCGAGACGTACGTCCGCTACGCCAAGAAGTCCGGAAGCTGGACGCTCAAGGCCGCACCGGGCGGCGGTGGTCCGGAGTGAGCAACACGGTCGACGCCACGTTCTACGCCCAGGTCGAGCCGGAGTGGTCTCGCTGGGCCAACACCGTGGGCGAGCAGCGCCTGGTCGGCGCGAAGGTCGTCACAATCACGCAGAAGAAGCCCGCGAAACCGCGCGGCGGCACGGTGCTGGTGAAGCTGACGATCCGGCTTCCGCACGGCGCGTTCCTACCGTTGCGGCCCGAGGCGGTCGTCGTGGTCCCCGAGGACATGACGGTCACCGAGCCGATCGAGGTCGAGGCCGGTGATCCGTCGTGAGCCGTTGCGCCTACTCCGACCTGCCCGTCGACCAGTGCAGCCACTGCAAGAACGTCGACCTGACCGACCCCCTGCCGATCCGGTGGGAGGGCAGTCAGACCGAGGCGCGGTTCCCCGGCAACTGTGGTCACTGCGGACAGCGGTTCGACGAGGGCGCGGAGATCACGCTGGCCGACGTCGACGGCGACCGTGCGTCCGACAAGTGGTGCCTGCTGGAGCACACCGTGCCGGCTGGGGGTTACACCGCGTGACTATCTCTCCCGCTGAGTTCATGGCAGCCGCGCCCGCACCGCCGGGCGGGTCGACGCCGTGGGCCGCCCGCTACGCCGCCGAGCTGCGCCGTGTGGTGCTCGATCACGCCGCCCGGGCCCCGCGCACGCTGCAGGAGCACCTGGGCCCCTCCGAGCTCGGCGTCGAGTGCGACCGACAGGTCGCCGGGAAGATGGCGGCGCTGCCGGTCACCAACCACGTGGCCGACCCGTGGCCGTCGATCGTCGGCACCGCGTGCCACGCCTGGGCAGCCGAGGCGTTCGAAGCGGACAACCTCCGGCAGGGGCTGCTGCGCTGGATCGCCGAGCAGAAGGTCACCCCGCACCCCGAGCACCCCGGCACCGCCGACCTGTACGACGCCGTCGAGCAGGCGGTCGTCGACCACAAGTTCCTCGGTGAGTCGTCCATGGCCAAGGTTCGCCGGGACTGGCCGCGGCACTACCTCGTGCAGCTGCTGCTCTACGGCCTCGGCTACCACCTGATGGGCCTGCCGGTGCGTCGGGTGGCGCTCGCCGCCTACCCGCGCACCGCGGCCACCCTGGACGGTCTCTACGTGCGCGAGACGGCGTTCAGCGGCGAGGACGGCCAGATCCTGCCCGAGGTGGTTGACCTGCTCACGTCGGTCTTCGCCGACACCGAGCGTCGCCGCGGCCAGGCCGACGACATCCTCGCGGGTCACCTGCGCCTCGAGGACGTGCCGGCCACGCCCGACTCCGACACCTGCTACTTCTGCCCGTTCTACCGGCCGCAGTCCGCCCGTGACGGCGGTCCCGGCTGCCCTGGCACCGCAGGCGGTGGTGCGTCGTGATCGGCCCCACTTGCGTGAAGTGTCGTCGTGTCCACGTCGCCGGCTCGGTCGTTGCGGTCGATCGCTTCCGGCCCGAGGGGCCTGTCGGCTACCAGTTCGACGGTCGGATCTACGCGACCCGTGGCGCGGCCGAAGCCGAGCTTTGCCGTTCCCTCACAGTCTCCGACCCGGATTCTTCCGAGTCGGCCGCCGACGTCACGACCGACGTCGGCCCCACCCCACCCATCCCTCACTCTCAGGAGCAGCAGTGAACTATCCGCAGCAGGGCTACTCGCCCGCACAGCCGCAGTACCCTCAGTTCCCGCAGCAGCCACCGGCCCAGCAGGGCTACGCCCCTCAGCCGACCGCTCAGCAGTTCACCCAGCCGAGCTACCCGCCGCAGGGATACCCGGCGCCCCCGCAGCAGTACGGCCAGCCCCAGCAGCCTCAGCAGCCGCTCGCCACCGGCACGATCGACGACTACTACAACCAGCCGAGCTCCGGCGGTGGTCCGTCGATCAGCTGGACGTCGAACGGCATGCCGAAGCCGGAGGGCACTACGTACGCCGGCATCGTCGCCCGGGACGTCACCAACGCCGACATCCAGCAGCAGACCGACCCGAAGACCGGGGCACCCAAGCACTACCGCGACGGCCGACCCCAGTTCGTGATGAAGGTCCCGCTCAAGGTGCAGCAGTCCCAGGAGCACCCGGACGGCGAGGCGGTGCTGTTCGTCCGCGGTCAGATGCGTGACGAGCTGGTGCGCGCCATGGCCGAGGCCGGGACCGGCGGTGCCCCGAAGGGCGGCGACGCGCTGCAGGTCACGCTGGTCCAGCGCAAGCCGAGCCGCGGCGGCGGGAACCCGATGAACGTCTTCGCCATCCACTACACCGCGGCGAACGGCGGTCAGGCCCAGCAGGCACAGCAGCAGACCCCGAGCGCGGACGCACCTTCCCCGGCGCCCGCTCCCGAGGCTCAGCACCAGGGGCCTGCGCAGGGGCAGTACGGCCAGGGTGGGCAGTTCCCGCCGGGTCAGTCGCCGTACGGGCAGGTGTTCGCTCCTGTGGAGCAAGGCCCTGGTCCGGCTCCGGTCCAGGACCAGAGCCAGTACGGCCAGGGTGGGCAGTTCCCGCAGCCTTCGGCCCCTGCACCCCAGCAGGCGGCTCCCCAGGGTCAGCCGGGACAGCAGGCACCGCAGGCACCCCAGGGCCTCTCGGAGGAGCAGCAGCAGCTCCTGGCCCGACTCACCGGTGGCGGTCAGTGACGACCGTGCACGGCGAGCTCACGTCCACCCGCGATCAGATCATCCTGGTCGCGGGTGGGCTGGGCACCCCTGAGGACGTCGCGCTGGCCGCCAAGCGGCTGCAGACGCTCACGCCGCTGTTCTCCAAGTCGGACCCGCCCGGCGCGCTCACGGTGCCCGCGACGTGGCCCGCCGTGGTGCAGCTGTCGGCGACGTTCGGCGATCACTGGCGGCCCGGCCCGCGGCTGCGGGAGTGGATCGCCGAGGAGACGGAGCGCCGTACGGCCAGCACGCCTGACCATCTGCCTGACTGGCTGCTGAGCACGCTGCCGGACGGTCTGACGCCGCGGCCGTACCAGGTTGCCGGAGCGTGGGAGATCGCCCGTACCGGCCGCGCGTTGATCTTCGACGAGCCGCGTACCGGCAAGACGATCACCACGGTGCTCGGCCTGGCTTTGCGGTCCGGCCCCGAGCACCTCGTCGGGCTGCCGATCATCGTCATCTGCCCGGCCTCGGTCGTCGACCCGTGGGTCGAGCACTTCAACCGGTGGGCGCCGTACTGGACGGCCGCCGCCTGGCGCGGCCCGAAGCGCACCGCTCTGGCCGGAACCGCCGACGTCTACGTGACCAGCTACGACACCGCTCGCGCGGACGCCAACGAGATGCGTACGCCGCTGGTCGACCTCGGTCCCCGAACCCTGGTGATCGACGAGAGCCACTACATCAAGAACACCAGCACGCACCGGACCCGCGCGGTTAAGCGCCTGGCCCGGCAGACCGCTGACGGCGGCGCGTTCGTCGCGCTGTCGGGAACACCGATCACCCATCACCCCGCAGACCTGTGGCCGGCGCTGTACTGCCTCGGCCCGGACGCGGTGCCGGCCCGCGAGCGCTGGGTCGACCGCTACTGCGAGACCGTGCCCGGCGACTACGACGAGGAGATCCTCGGCCTCAACCGGTTCACCGAGCCGGAGTTCCGGCTCTCGATCCTCGGCCAGCACCGTCGAGTCTCGCGCGCCGACGTGATGAGCCAGCTGCCGCCGAAGACCTACAGCGTGCGAACCGTCGAGCTGCCGAAGACGTGGCGGAAGGTCTACGACGACTTCGAGGCCCAGATGCTGGCCGAGCTGCCCGACGGTTCCGAGCTGTCGGTGATGGACGTCCAGTCCGTCTACACCCACCTGACCGCTCTGGCCAGCTCAGCCGCCGACGTCGAGATCACCTACGGCCCGGACATCGACGAGGTCAGCGGCGAGCCGAAGCGGCACGTCCACCTCGAGCTGAAGGCGCCCAGCTGGAAAGTTGACGCGCTGCTGGAGATCCTCGAGGAGCGCTGTGGAGACAACGGCGGTGACCAGGTCGTGTGTTTCGCGCCGTCGCGGCAGCTGGTCGTGTTGGCCGGCAAGGCTGCCGAAGAAGCCGGCTACCGCGTCGGGTACGTCGTCGGCGGCCAGCCCGCGAAGGTCCGTACCGCGACCATTGCCGCGTTCCAGGCCGGCGACCTCGACCTGGTGTGTGCCTCCACGGGTGCCGGCGGCACCGGCATCACGCTCTCGGCCGCCGGAACGCTCGTGTTCCTGCAACGCCCCTGGTCGCTCGTCGAGTCATTGCAGGCCGAGGATCGCGCCGAGGGCGACCTGAACGCCGTCCGCGGCACCGAGATCATCGACGTCGTCGCTCGCAGCACCATCGACACCCGCGTGCGCGCCGTACTCCGCGAACGCGCCGGCCAGCTCGCCGATCTGGTCCAGGACCCGCGCATCGTGGCCGAGCTCCTCGGCGGTCAGGGCGTCGCCCGGAAGAAGGCGTCATGACCGACGCGATCCAGCCTCACCCCGGCCACACCATCACGGTGACGCCCGGGCCGTTCGGCCGCGCCTACTTCGACTGCTCCTGCGGCATCGCCCGCACGTTCGCGGCCAAGCGCCCGGCCAACACCGCGGCGCTGCGTCACCACCACGACGTCGCCGGGTGCACCTGCCCGCCCGAGGTCGTCGCCCACGTCAGTCACCCCGATCCCGCGAGGAAGGTGTCATGAGGAAGTCGTTCAAGGCCACCTGCAAGCTGCCGGCGTACAAGCCCGTCCAGGACCTCACCGAGGCCGACGAGAAGGTCCGCAGCAGCACGGCGGTGAAGCACAAGGGCGAGTGGTGCGCGCTGGTCCCTCACGACCACGAGTTCACCGATCCGTACCTGTTCGACCAGCACATGCTCGACGTGCACGGTGCCAAGCTCGGCGCCTTCCGCGACGAACGGGCCGCCTGGACACGGCACACGCTGCCGAAGATTCCTCCGCGGATGTGGCGCGCGGCCAGGCTCACCGAGGACGGCACGCCATTCGCCCCCGAGGACCTCAAGCCGGGCGCTGCCATCACCTGGACTCAGGACGTACCCACAGGCGAGACCGTGCGCGAGCGACGCTACGACCACGAGCAGAAGCGCGACGTCTGGTTCGACCGGGCAGTAACCGAGCAGGTCGAGCGGTCCGGCCAGGTCTGGTCCGGCGGGCCTTACCCTCGAACGGTCTGGGTGATTCCGTTCGAGTTGCTGGCGGACGAGCGCGTCGTGCTGGTCGGCCAGGACCGTGACGGCGCGATCTGCGCCCGCAGGACCTGGACGGTCCGCGACGCGCGGAGGACGGCCGCGTGACCGCCGACGTGCGCGTCATCGGCGTCGACCCCGGCCCGGTCCCCGGCATTGTGCTGCTGCGGTTCGGTGCCGGGGCGTTCGGCGTCGCGCGCGTCGTACAGTGCGACCACCTCTCAGCGCCGATCGTGTTCGAGGCGCTGCTCAACACCGATCCCTACGCGCCGACCTACGTGCAGATCGAGCGGTTCGTGGTCGGCCGCCGCGCGGGCCGCTCCGCGCACGCGTCGGCGGGTGAAGTCACCCGCGACCTGGTCGGCGTGCTGCGCGAGGTCTGGGAGGACCACGACGCCACTCCGAAGGGTCGGCTCGGCGGCCACCTGTGGCAGCGCTCCGCGGCCGCGGTGAAGCCGTGGGCCACCGACGCCCGGCTCGACGCCGTCGGGCTGCTCGACGCGACCAAGGGCATGCGGCACGCGAAAGACGCCGCCCGGCACGCCCTCTTCTGCGCCGTCCACGACGCCGGCCTGCCCGACCCACTGAGCAAGACGGCGCCCTGATGCCTTTCGCCCCGGAGATCGAGCCCCCGTGCCACTGCGGTGCCGTCTGCTCGGCCTGTCTCCGCACCGTTCACTCCTCGTGCCATGAGGTGCCCTGCAAGAACACACCGACCAAACACCGCTGCGCGTGCCAGACCGCGGCGTGCATCGAGAAGAGGAAGGAGGGGGCGCTGTGAGCCGACGACTCACTCAGGCCCTCATATGGCTGCTCCCGGTGATTGCAGCGTTCAACGCAGGCGAGTGGCTCATCGCAGCAATCGGCCCCGACGCCGCTGATGTCGACGACCTGGTCGTCGCGCTGTTCGCGCTGTCGCTGTCGTTCTCTTACCTCACCCAGCGCGAGATGGAGAAGTCGCTCGACCACTACCGGGCGCTAGCCGAGGCTCGGTGGCCACGATGACCGCCAGCATCGCCTCCCCCGCCGACCGACTGGCCGAGGCCGCCCGAGTGCTGCGGGAGGAGTGGGACGACCCCGCTGACCGGCGCGTGTTCCCGCTGACGTGGAAGCGGGCTGAGGCGACGGCTGCCTGGCTCCGCCAAGCGTCTATCGACGTGTGGGCGCACGGCGGACCGCACTGCGCTGAGGGCTGCGCCGAGTGCGACGACGACCTGCTCGCGCCCCATCTTCGCCGCGCGCTGACCCTCGCGGACGCCGTGCTCGACGGGACTAGTGCCCCATGACCCGCCCCCACCGCACCGTCCCCGAAGCCCTGCAGGACGTCCTCATCGCCTCCATCTGCGCCGCCTCCGCCGTGGCGAATCGGGTGAAGGCGTGGTGCGACCCAGACCGGCTCGTGTGCCGGTTCAGCAACGACACGGATCAATCAACCGAGGAGACGAAATGAGACTCACCACCATCTGGACCATGCGGCACATGGCGCTGTCCGAGCGACTGCGTCGCACCAGCGACCTGGCATGGCGAGCTATCGCCGTGCGCCTGCCCGCCCGCCTGCGCTACCACGTGCTCATCTCCTGTGGAGCGCGTGCCATCCGTGGCAACGAAGTCGTGCCGGAGGTCACCTTCATGGAGGTCCTATCCAGGACGCCCGGCGACAGAGACGGGACCTCCGCATGACCGCCCCGCGCCCCTGCCCCGTGGTCACGGAGAGCCGGGAGGCGCTTGCGAGGGCGCTGTATGAGGCCGAGGGCTTCCATGCTGCGGACTCATGGGAGACGGAAACGGCAATCAATCGCGGCCGGTGCGAGGGTCACGCCGACCACCTGATCGCCTCCGGTGCCGTCACCGTGCTCGACCCGGACGACGACGCGCTCGTGGAGCGCGTCGAAGGCGTGCGGATGTTCGAGTCCGACCGCGGCGCGTCTCCCAAGCATGCAATGCGCCGCGCCCTCTCCGCTCTGGCTTCATCCGCGGGCACCGAGGGAGGCGAGGGGCAGTGAGCGGGCAGCGTTGGCGCGTCCTCTGCGGCTGTGGGTACGTCGTAGAGAACCTCACGCATGAGCAAGCGGAGCGGTTCGCGAACCAGCATCGGGACGACGAACATGAGGTGAGCGTGGCCCTGATGCCTGGCACCCAGCGCGAGCCGATCCTCACCGACGGGGAGCGGAGGGAACTACTGAACGGCCACCGCCACGGCGATGAAACAGAGCGCCAACGGATAGTGCGAGCGGCCGAGCGTATCGCCGCCGATGCCGAACGCCGGGGCGAGCAGCGGGCAGAGGCCAAGGCGCTGGCGCTGGTGAACGGTGAGATGGCGGAGTCCCGCGCACGACTGTGGCAGTCCTATCTGAATGCACCGGGTGGGGCATTGGAGGCCCTTCGACAGGGAAAGTTCGATGGGTTCGTCGAGGCTCTCGGGATGCTTCGCGCAGCCCTCTCCGACCCCGACGCGCTGGCACGCATCCAAGCCGAGGCGTGGGACGAGGCGCACGACGTGTTCTGTCCGCGAGGGCATGTCTGCTCGACGCACCTGAAACCCGGCGACCGGCATCGACTCCGCGCCGCCCTGGCCTCCCCCGCGCGACACGAGCAGGACGGTGAGGGCCGGTGACGAGTTCGACGCCTTCCTCGCTGCTCGACTTCGCGACCCCGAGTTTCGACGCGCCTACCGACGAGCGCACTTCCGATCACGGTTGCGCTGGCATCTGTGGGACCGCTGGCTAGCGCCGTTCGACCAGACCGGAGGCAAGCATCGCTCAGCCCGTGCGAACCACCGCCGCCGAACCCAGAACGGAGTCATGTGACCGACGCGCCCCGCACGTACGCCGACCACGTCGTCGACTACGCCCAGGCCGGTTGGCCCTGCATCCTGCCGGTGCCGCCGCGCGACAAGTACCCGCCACCGGTCGGGTTCACCGGAGCCGAGGGCCGCGACACCGACCCGCTGCAGCTGGTCCGGTTCGCGACCGAGCGCCCCGGTGACTCGATCGCGCTGCGGATGCCCGAGGGCGTCATCGGGATCGACGTCGACCAGTACCTCAAGGGCGAGGCCCACAAGCGCGGAGCCGAGACGCTGGCGGCCTACGTCGAGCGGTGGGGGCCGCTGCCGGCGACCTGGACCTCGACGGCGCGTGAGCCCGGCGGGCCCAGCCGGATCCACTTCTTCCGGGTGCCGCCGCGGCGCTACGCCACGAAGCTGGCCACCGAGACGACCAGCGACGTCGAGATCATCCAGCGCCACCACCGCTACGCCGTGGTCGCGCCCTCGCCGCACCCCGGCGCCGGTGCGCCCTACCGCTGGTACGGTCCGGACGGCGCGGCCAGCGACCTGCCGCCCAAGCCCGTCGAGCTGCCCGAGCTGCCGTCCGCCTGGGTGGAGGGGCTGGCCGAGGGAGCCACCGAGGCCGCGGCCGCGGCGTCCGACCCGGCACGCGGACAGCAGCTGCTGGACCAGCTGCTCGACGACCACCGTCCCGAGTGCGCCGAGGTCACCTCCGCCCGGCTGCAGGCCACCAACGAGCTGGCCGGTGCCGACGCCGGCTCGCGCCACGACACGATGACCGCCCGCGTCCACCACCTGGTGCAGCTCGCCGCGTCCGGGCACACCGGCGCCGGCGCGGCGTTCCTCGAGCTCCGCGACGCCTGGGCGCAGCTGACCGCGGGGGAGGACCGCGAGGGCGAGTACGACCGGATGCTGCTGACCTCGGCCCGCAAGGCCGTCACCGTGGTCGGCGCCCACCAGGTGCCGCGTGACCCCTGCCTGCTGGTCGCCGGCGGCTTCCCGCTGCCACCGACCGCCCCGGGGGACCCGGGGACCGGGGAGGAGGACCTGCAGTTGGCCGAGCCGCCGCGGTGGCTGGGACCGCGCGAGGTCATCGGCACCCACGCCTTCGACCCCGTCGCCGGGCTCGACCAGCCGCTGGCGGAGAAGGTGCTCGAACGCACCTACCCGGCGCTGCGCTACGCCTACGACTCCGGCGGCTGGCTGCTGCGATGCCCGCAGCGCTGGGAGCTGCACAAACGGCTCTCCCCGTGGGCCGTCGCCCAGGTCGCCGGGTTGATGCCGCTCGGCGACCCGACCGCGGACAAGGCCAGCGAGGCGTTCGCCCGCTCCCAGCGGCGCGGCCGGCTGATGAGCACCGCCGGCGCCCGCGCGATCGCGGGGAAGATGGACGACCTGGTCGCCGGCGGCATGCACCCCGCGGCGATCGCGCTGGCCGACCTCGACGCCGACCCGGAGCTGCTGTGGGCCGGCGGGATGCCCTACTCGCTGCGCGCCAGCGCCGACCGCCCGGCGTTCGCGGCCGACCTGGACCCGGCCACGCCCCACCTGCACTCGGCCGGCGTCGTGCCCGAGGACCGGCCCACGCCGCTGTGGGACGCGTTCACCGCCGCGGTGTGGCCCGACCCTGGGCTGCGGGCCTGGGCGCTGCGGGTGCTCTCGATCGCGGTCACCGGGTACGCCGACCGGGCGCTGCCGATCCTGCTCGGGGAGACCGGGCGCGGCAAGACGCAGCTGGTGCACCTGCTGATGAGCGTGCTCGGCTCCTACGCCCACGCCGCCAACCCCAAGCTGCTCGGCTCCGGCTCCCGAGAGCACGACACGATCGTGTTCGCGCTCAAGGGACGGCGGCTCTCGTTCATCGACGAGGCCCCGAGCGAGGCCCGAGCCGGGCAGGAGCGGCTCAAGCAGCTGACCGGCGGCGGGGAGCTCGAGGCCCGGCAGATGAACCAGGACCCGATCACGTTCCGGCCCACGCACACCCTGGTGCTGACCGCGAACGACGAGCCGCTGCTGACCGACCCGGCCGTGCGGTCGCGGGTACGGCTGATCCCGTGCGAGGGAGACCCCGAGGAGGTGCGCCGGGCCCGGGCCGCGATCGGGCACGTCTCGGCCGCGGCGTGGCGCGCCGAGGCACCGGGCGTGCTGGCCCGGCTGATGGCCGAGGCGGCCGGCTGGCTGGCCGACCCGGCCACCGCGCACGTCATCGCGGCACCCGAGCAGGTGCGCTACCTGGCGGAGAACCTCGGCGCCGAGCAGGACCCGATCCAGGTGTGGGTGGCCGAGGAGACCGAGCCGTACGACCCCGGCACGGCGTCCCGCGAGCTCTACCAGGCGTTCACCGCCTCCTGCCTGCGCAACAACGTCCGCCGCGACCAGATCCCCACCGAGACCAAGTGGGGACGCGCGCTGACCCGGCTCGGATACCCCAGCGTCCACACCGAGCACGGCAAGCGCCGGCTGCTGCGGCTGCGTCAGGGCGAGTTCCTTCCCGGGATGGGGCCGATGCCCGTGACCGGGGTGGTCCAGCATCCTGACGGGTTCAACGGATCGGCTGACGGGTTGCTGACGGGTTCAGAGGCCAACCCGTCAGGCACAAACCCGCAGGTCAACCCCAGTCTTTCCGTCGATCCTGACGGGTTGACGGGTTCGAGTGGGGCCTACGCGCATACGCGCACACATGCACGCGCAGGAGAGCCGGACCGACAAAACGGTCTCAACCCGTCAGGCGATCCGTCGGCGAACCACCCCGAAACCGCCTCTGACCTGCACGAACAGGCTCCTGACGGGTTGCGCGAACCCGACAGCCCGAGCGGCGACCACCCCCCTGACGAGACCCCCGAGACGGTAAAACCGCAGGTCAACCCCCGAAAGTCCGTCAAACCGACCCGAAAGCGGACCACCGAGGCCACCCAGCGGGCCGCGGAGAAGCGCGAGGCGAAGCGGCTGGCGGCGATCGCCGAGGCCGCCGGGCCGTCCGTGCCGCTGCCCGCCCTGGTGACCCGCGACGGCACGGTGCGGGCCATCGCCCCGGCCGACGCGGACGCGCTGCTCGCCACCGTCACCGGCGTCGAGCCGGGCACGCTCACCGTCGACGTCGAGCACACCGGCTACCCGATCGGACACGAGCACTACGCGCTGCGCACCGTCCAGCTCGGCAGCGAGCACCTGGCGGTGGTGCTCGACCCGCACCAGGCCGACCAGGCCGACGTCGTACGCCGGCACCTGGCGGCCGCGGCCCAGCTGCACGCACACTCCGCGACCGCCGACCTGGTCCCCCTCGCGGTGGCCGGCCTGGTGGACGCCGACCAGGCGTGGGCCAAGATGCTCGACACCGGGATCCTCGCCAAGCTCGCTGACCCGGCTTCTACCGGCAACGACGCCGACCTGAAGAGCCTGTCGAAGAAGATCCTCGGCCGCGCCGCGCTCTCGCCCGCCTCCGACGCCGCCCGCGCCGCGCTGTTCAAGGCCGGCAAGTGGCTCACCGAGGTGGAGGTCACCACGGCGCCCGAGCGCTCCGGCTGGGCTCAGGTGGACTCCGGCTGCGAGACGATGGTCCGCTACGCCGCAGCCGACGTTCTCGACGACGCCGCGCTCGCCCGGCTGCTGCCCCGACCCGACCCCGCCGTGCTGGTGCGCGAGCTCACCGTCCAGCGCATGACCGCCCGCGTCAGCCACCACGGCATCCGGCTCGACGGCGACCAGGTTCAGCGGCTGCTCGAGGAGCACCGGACCGCCCGCAGCGAGCACGCCGAGCGCGTGCAGGCACTCTCGGCCGGCAGCATCGACAACCCGGGCTCCAACCCGCAGGTGGCCGCCGCGCTCGAGCAGCTCGGCGCCCGGCTGCCGCGCACCGAGAAGGGCCAGCCTTCGGTGGCCAAGGGCGTGCTCGAACCGCTGCGCGCCACCGACGGGCCGGTGGGTGAGCTCGCCACCGCGGTGCTGGACTACCGCCACCACAACACCGCCCTGGTGCTGCTGCTCGAGCCGTACCACGAGCTCGTGGCCCGCGGCGACGGCCGGGCCCGCCCCACGGTCTACACCCTCGGCGCGGACACCGGGCGCATGTCGTCCTCGCGGCCGAACGTCCAGCAGGTCTCCCGCGAGGGCGGGATGCGCGCCTGCTTCACCGCCGACCCGGGCGAGCTGCTGGTCTCGGCCGACTTCGCCGGCGTCGAGCTCCGGGTGGCGGCCGCGCTGTCCGGCGACACCGGGCTGGCCGAGATCATGGCCGACCCCGAGCGCGACCTGCACTGGGAGATCGCCCGGCTGGCCTTCGGCCCGGAGGCCACCAAGGCCCAGCGCTACGCCATCAAGCGCGGCGTGTTCGGGCGCATCTACGGCGGCGGCGTGGGGGCGGTGGCTGCCGGCGTCGGCGTCAGCCACCCGGTGGCGCAGCGGGTCATCGACGCCATGGACGCCCTCACCCCGCAGCTGGCGGCCTGGTCGGCCGGCATCCGCGGCGCGATCGAGGCCGGCCGAACCCGGTTCCCCACCTACGCCGGCCGGGTCATCCACCTGCCCACCGCGGCACCGCACGCCGGGCCGAACTACGCGATCCAGGGCACCGCCCGCGAGCTGCTGGTCGACGCCCTGCTGCGCTGGGCGGCCACGCCCTGGGGCCACCTGCCGCTGTTCCCGGTGCACGACGAGCTCGTGGTCATGGTCCCCGAGGACCAGGCCGACGACGCCACCGCCGCACTGGTCGAGTGCATGGCCACCGAGCTGTACGGCGTCCCGATCATCGCCGAGGCCAGCACCCCCACCTACGCCTGGGCCGACTCCGCATGACGAGAGGACGACACATGAGCCAGACCTGCCCGAGCTGCGGCCGCGAGGTGCACTCGACGGTGCTCTGCGCCCGGTGCACGCACACACTCGAGGTGGCGCTCGGCAACACCGCCGCCGGGCAACGCCGCCTCGACGAGATGCGCACCCGTCTTCGCGGCCGCCGCTACGACCTGCCTCGCGGTAAGGGCGGAACCAAGCACCAGCCCGCCGGCATGGACCTGCGGTTCGACCTGGTCACCCGTGACGACGACGGCCGGGTCATCGGCGGCCACGGGACCGCGCTCGAGGTTGACACCCGCAACACGCTCGTGGGTTGGGTCCGCGTGTGCCAGGACCTGCGGCCGAACCAGAAGGCGCCGGCCAACACGATCCCGGCTATGTGTGCGTGGCTGGCGTCCCGCCGCAAGGCGATCGCCGGGCAGGAGTGGGCACCAGAGCTGCTGCGGGACGTGCTCGACCTGGAGCGGAGGTTCAAACGGCTGCTCAACGTCGGACCCGAGCCGATCTTCGCCGGCCTGTGCCTGGTCTGCGGAGTCTTCGGCGAGCGTGTGGCGCTGTACGGCCATCGTGGTGACACCGAGCTCCAGTGTCCCGAGTGCGGTGACGTGGTCGATGCCGCCAAGCGGTGGGACACCATGCTCGCCGACCTCGACGGCAGGCTGTGCCCAGCCGCGGAGATCGCCCGGCTGGCCACGTACTTCGGTCTGCTCGACGACCGTGACCGGGTACGCAACCGCATCAACCAGTGGCACAAGCGCGGCGTTATCGGATCCGCTTCGGTCAACCTCGAGGGGGAGCCGCTGTTCGTGTTCGGCGACGTAGTGACCCGCCTGCTCACCGCCGACTCCGAGCGCCGCGCCACGCGGAAGCCGGCCTGATGTTTGTGCCCGGTCAGCTGGTCTGTCACCATGGCGTGCAGACGGAGAACCTATGCCCGGACACTGATTGCAGTGGGCCGGGCGTTGTCATGTCCGGGAGGTGCCATGACTGACCCGGACGTCTTCGGTGGAGTCTGGGCCAGCCGCCCACTGTTCGCCCTCGATGCAGACGTCACCGTGTACTGGCCTCAGGTTCGGCCGTGCTACGAGGAGCGTCCGTGACTGACATCGACCTCACCGACCTGGAACCCCGCGAGGCCGACGGCAGCCACGTCACCGCAGCCCAGGTCCATGCCATCGAGCGTTACGTCCGCAAGATCCTGTACCGCCTCGACCTGAACTACTGGCGCGTGTACGTCGCCTGCAAGCAGCCACCCGAGGGCGCGCAACTGATGATCTGGCCCACTGACGGACGTCGCGTCGCGATGCTCTACGTCTCCGAGAACTGGTGGGCCGACCAGAGCGCCGAGGAGAAGCGCATCGACCTGGTGCACGAGTGTCTTCACCTCGCCCACCATGACCAAGAGGAAGTCATCCGCCGGTTCAAGACCAACAACGGCGACGTCGGCGAGTACGCAATGGGCCTGGTGTGGGAGCAGTTCAAGGTCGAGACCGAGCGCATGGTCGACAGCCTCAGTTACGTCATCGCGCCGTTCATGCCCGAGTGGTGCGAGACCGCGTAAGTCCGGGAGTGGTGAAGCGGCGGTGAGCCCGAGAGCACCGAAGCGTTGCAGCCACCGCGACTGCGACGAGCGAATGCCATGCCCGATCCATCGGCCACCAGACCGGCGATTATCACGACATCAGCGTGGCCATGGACACGAGCATGACCGCAGGGCAGCCGATCTTCGCAAGCATGCCGCCGAGAAGAACCTGTCGTGCGGGCTGTGCGACGAGCCGATCGACTACTCGCTGCGGTATCCACATCCGCTCTCGTTCGCTGCGCACCACCTGACTCGCGACAGGAACGGTCCGCTGACGCAGAGCCACAAACTCTGCAACGAGCGCGCCGGCCAACCCTCAGCCTGATCGAACGCCCGTTCGATAAGGGGCCGGGGACCCTCCCCCCGCCCCTTCCCCGGAAGTACCGCCGGGGTCTGCGCATTTTCATCTGTACGGTTCCCAGACTTCGGGGCCGTCCGCCCCGACAAGGGCACTCGATCCCGACATGGGAGGCCGTAATGCCCGCTCGCAAGAAGGATCCATCGACTCGTCGCCGTCGGAATACGGCGTCGACCGCGACCACGCTGACCAGACGTCCGCCGTCGGAGACACCTGACGCGACGCCGTACCTCGAACTCACCGTTTCGCAGCTGCGCGCCGTCATCGACGAGCGAAACCTCAACCGACCCGAGGATGCCCAGCTGTCGAAGCGCGGTCGCAAGGCCGAGCTCGCTGAGCTGCTGGCGGTCGACGACCAGGGCGGCGATCGTGAGGCCCCGGCGTTGCCGGGCCGGGCCGAGGGATGGCACGACCTGACCCGCACGTGGTGGGAGGACGTGTGGGCGTCGCCGATGTCCGACGAGTGGGACGACTCCGACATCCACAACGTCTACTTCATGGCCGGCCTGGTCGACGACTACTGGTGCGCGGAGACGGCGAAGCAGCGGAAGGACGCCGCGACCGAGATCCGGTTGCAGCGTGCTGACCTCGGTCTGGCGCCGTACAGTCGGCGTCGGCTGGAGTGGGCGTTCGAGGCGGCCGACGAGGCGCGGGACCGCGGCACCAAGCGCCGGTCGAAGTCCCAAGAGTCGAAGCCGAAGAGCCCGGCGCAGCCGAGCAAGACCGAGGATCCGAGGGCTGGCCTCTACGCAGTGAAGTGACGGCGTGGCCCTCCTCGTTGTTCCTCCGCAAGACGCGAAGCCGTGGCCGACGCTCGGTCCGCAGATCTGTGACTTCATCGAAGAGCGCGCGATCTTCGGCCCCGGATCGCTCAAGGGCAAGCCGGCCGAGATCGACCCGGAGTTCCGCGGCTGGCTGTACCGGACCTACGAGATCTACCCCCGCGGTCACAAGTGGGCCGGCCGACGTCGGTTCAAGCGCGCGGGGCTCTCGGTCAGGAAGGGGCTCGGGAAGACCGAGAAGCTCTCGTGGATCGCCTTCTGCGAGCTCCACCCGGAGTCGCCGGTGCGGTGCGACGGGTTCGACTCCTACGGCAACCCGGTCGGGCGGCCGGTCACCAACCCGTACATCCCGCTGCTGTCGTACAACAAGGAGCAGGTCGAGGAGCTCGCCTACGGCGCGCTGTACGTCGTGGTCACCGAGGGACCGGACGCGGACCTGTTCGACGCGAGCCTCGAGCGGATCCTCCGACTCGACGAACGCGGCCGTGCCGACGGCGGCGCCTACCCGCTAGCCGGTTCGCCGAACGCACGTGACGGTGCGCGCACAACGTTCCAGGGTTTCGACGAGCCGCACCGGCTGTACCTGCCGCGGCTGCTCGAGGCGCACAACACGATGGACGCGAACCTGCCGAAGCGTCCGCTCGAGGATCCGTGGTCGGCTTACGTTGGGACGGCTGGTCAGCCGGGGCAGGGCAGCGTCGCGGAGAACGTGCACGTCGAGGCGCAGAACATCGCTGAGGGCAAGGTCAAGGAACCCCGGCTCTTCTACTTCCACCGGGAGGCCAGCGATCACCACGACATGACGACCATGGAGGGTCGAGTCGCGGCGATCGAGGAAGCGACCGGCCCGATCGGTGAGTTCGGGCCCGGCCAGTTCGAGGACATCGCCGAGCGGTGGGACCGCGAGGGCGCGGACCTGCAGTACCTCGAGCGGGTGTGGACGAACCGATGGACCCGGTCGGCAGCGCAGGCGTTCGACTCCACAAGGGTGCAGGCGACCGGTGATCGGAGCCTGTTCGTCGATCGGCGGATCAAGCCCGGGTCGCTGGTGGTGGCCGGCTTCGACGGTGCCCGGTTCCGAGACTCGACCGCGATCGTGCTCACCGAGGTAGCTACCGGCCTTCAGCAGCTGTGGGGGCTGTGGGAGCGGGTCGAGTTCAACATCGACCCGGTCACTGGTGAGCTGGAGCCGTGGGAGATCGACGAGCAACAGGTGACCACGTCGGTCGCCCAGCTGATGAGGACGTTCCAGGTGTGGCGGTTCAACGGTGACCCGCCGCACTGGACCGAGACGATGGGCACCTGGGCCGGCCGGTGGCCCTGCGTCGAGGAGTGGTGGACCAACCGGCACAAAATCACCGCCCAGGCGGTGCGCGCGTACCGGGAGGCCATGTCGACCGGCGCTGTGTCCTACGCGCTGGACGACCGGCCGATCAGCACGACACCGAAGCGGGACGAGACCTACGCCGACGCGTTCGCCCGGCACCTGGCTGCCGCCGGGAAGGTCGACGTCAACTTCCTCGACGACGACGGCACCCCGCTGCACATCCTCGGGAAGCTGCAGAAAGGTCGCGTGTTTGACGCCGGTATGGCCGCGGTCCTCTCGTGGGACGCCTACCTGGCGGCACTGCGGGCGAACGCAAAACCGAAGAGACGACACAAGCGGGTCGTGAAACGCATCAGGTAAGGGAGGTCGGTTCGTGCTCGAGCATGTCGATGTCCCCTACTCCGACGCGTGGTGGCTGAAGCGGCTGCTGAACAAGATGAACAAGCCGGAGATGCGCCGTACCGGTAAGCGGCTGTCTCACCGTGACTACCTCGACCTGTTGTGGTCCTACCGCACCGGTGAGCCGCCGCTGCCGAGCAACAAGGCGGTCAGCGGGTCAACCGCGGAGGCGGAGTTCCTCCGCAAGGCACGCACCAACTACGGCGGACTGGCGGTCAACGCGCTGCTCGAGCGGACCAAGGTCGCCGGCGTGTGGACCGAGCTCGACGGAGACGAAGACGGTGACGACTTCATCCGACGGCTGCTGGAAGCCAACGGCCCGTTCCTGTCCGATGCCCTGAACTTCACCTACACGTTCGGGCACGGCTGGTTGTTCGCCGGTAAGCCAGACAGCGACGGGCTGCCGCTGCTCACCGCCGAGGACTCCCGCAACGTCGTAGCCGCCACGAACCCGGCGCGGCCGCGGGAGATCCGGGCGCTGCTGAAGGTCTACCGCGACGAGGACGAGGGGCTCGACGTCGCGCACGTCTACCGGCCCGCGGGCGTCGACCCGGTCGACAACGAGGAGTACGGGGACCGGATCCGGGTGGCGGTTCGGAAGAGCCGCACCGTCCTCGGCACCCGGTTCACCGCGTCGTCGTGGGAGTGGGACGACAACCGCTCCGGGGAGCTCCCGGTGCAGGGGTACGGGGTGCCGGCGGTGCAGTTGGTCAACGACCTCGGGCTTGGCGAGTTCGAGGTGTGCATCGACCTGCTGAACCGGATCATGGACGGCACCGTCGACCGCCGCTCGATCGCGAAGTTTCAGGCCTACCGGCAGCGGGCCCTGCGCGACACCGGCGACGAGAGCGCGGAGGACCTGAAGTACGAGAACGAGGAAGGCGACTCGATCGACGACCTCGACGACGTGTTCGAGGCCGACCCTGGCGCGATGTGGAAGCTGCCACGTGGCACCGAGATCTGGGAGTCCAAGGAGACCGACTTATCACCCGTCCTGTTGTCGGTGCGTGATGACATGAAGGAGTTCGCGGCGGTCACCCGCACGCCGCTGCACATGTTCACCCCGGACGCGATCTCCGGGTCCGCGGACGGCGCCTCCCTGGCGCGGGAGGGGCTGCTGTTCAAGGCCGAGGACCGCACCGGCCGGTTCACCCCGGATCTGCGGCGGTTCTTCGCGATGGCCAACGCTTTCGGTAACCGGAACGCTCGAGACATCGACGTGCGGTGGGCGCCGTTCGAGCGGTACTCGCTGAGCCAGCGTGCCGAGGCTGCGCGGGCGGCGAAGGAGACCGACGTGCCGCCGGAGGCGATCTACACCGACTTCTGGCAGGCGTCTCCGGAGACGGCAAAGCGGTGGAAGAAGCAGCGTGGGGCGGAGCTGATCTTCCAGCGGCCGGGCCGTCCGCCCGAGCCGCCGCGTAACGAGTAGGGCGCGTGGACGAGCAGACGTTGGAGGACGTCAGCGCTTGGGTTGACCAGTACGCCGCGGCGTCTGAGGGCCTGCACGACAACGCTGCTGCAGCCGCTACGGCGGCGTGGCTGACCTTCGAGGACTGGTACGACCCGACCGCGGTCATGGACCTCGCCGGGGAAGCAGCCGAGCTGTCCATGGCCGGGCGGGATCTGATCGCGGGACTGGCCGGTGAGTACGTCGATCAGGTCCTCTTCTTGCTCAGTAGCAGCACCCTAGGCGGGAATCGCCGGGAAGCCGGGTTGCCGCCCGTGCGTAACGGCGCTGACATGCGCCTGGTGCACGCACGGCCAGCGGAGGCGTTCCGGCGGGCGATCGCCACCGGCGCCGACGAGGACACCGCCCGCCAAGCTGCTGTGCGACGGGCATCCGGCCTTGTCGTCTCGGATCTGGTACTCACCGAACGCAACGCTCAGCAGACCCGCATGGCCACGCGGGGTGTCGTCGGCTACCGGCGTGTGATCCGTCCCGAGCTTTCTCGCACCGGAACGTGCGGCTTGTGTATCGCTGCCTCGGACCGGATCTATAAGGTCGGCACGCTGATGCCGATCCACCCACCGTGGTGCAAGTGCAAGATGATGCCCGTCGTCGGCGATGACGATCCGGGGCGGTCGCTGAACGAAGCGGACTTGAAGCGTCTGTACGAGGGCGCCGGATCGACGGCGGCGGCGGATCTGAAACGTACGAGGTACACGGTCGATGAGCACGGTGAGCTCGGACCACTGCTCACGAAGCGCGGGCAGCGGTTCCGCGGACCTGACCGAGTGACACTGGAGGACGACCCGGTCCGTGCGGCGCGGATGCTGGAGAAGGTTCTCCCGGTGCTCGACAACCTGGACAGACGTGCCGCCGAGGGTGAGGATGTCTCCGGGCCGCTGGAGTACCAGCGGCGTCTGGCAGACCGACTTGAGGGCATCGCTGGGAGCGCCGGCAAGGGTGGTGGGTCCGGAGGTGGTGGAAAGTCGCCGGCGCCGCCCGGCGGAGAGGGCGGTGACGACGACCCGCTGGCCGACGTGCCGCTAGCCGGCGGAGAGGTCAACCACCCGAATCTCTCGAAGCTCACTCAGGCTGAAGTAAACGCCGTCTCCTGGTACTCCTCGCAGGGCTACGCGAACCTGAACGCTGCGCTGCGCGGTGAGCGGCCGCTGACCGAGGAGCTCAGCCAGATGGCCGACGACATCCGCGCCGCATTGAGGAAGAACCGGCTGCCGAAGACCATCCGCGTCAGCCGCGAGACTGAGCTGGCCGACCTCGGCGTGGACAGCTATGACGACCTGCCCGCCCTCATCGACACCGAGTACGTGAACAAGGCATTCCTCTCGACCAGCGTCATGGCGAATCCGCCGCGCGTGATGATGCGCGACAAGCCGGTAGTGCTCGACATCCGCGCGCCTATCGGGACGCCGGCGCTGCGGGTCACCGACGAGCTGGCCGAGAACCCCCAGGAGCGCGAGCTGCTTGTGATCGACGCTCGCCGACTGCACGTTCTGGCGGTACGCTTCGATGAGCAGATCGGTCGCTGGAGAGTGGCCGCCGAGATCCTCGAGGAAGGTTGACGTGGGCGCGCTGACAGGCGAGAAGCGGCTCGGGCTTCGCCGCGTCGTAGACACCGACCCAGAAGCCGTCACCCGCCGGCGCCGGGAATCCAACAAGCGGCTCGGCCTGAACCGCCCTCCAGGACCCCACGAGATCGACCTGTACCGACGCGCTGGCAAGACACCGCCGAAGGACTAGCCCGCGTGCATCCCTCGCCCACCGACGCCCCGTGAGTCACTGACTCCCGGGGCGTTTCGCATCCCAGGCCCGGCACGGGCGCCCACCAACCCGACAAGGGGAAATCCACCATGCGCGACACCACGCTGCTGCCTGTCCACCCGACCAAGCGGCATCCGCTCACCGGCCAGCCCCTCCAGGCCGTCTACGTCGACAAGAACGGCAGGGCCCGCTGGCCCATCCTCGGCGGAGCCCCTGACGACCCGCCGAAGAACGATCCGCCCAAGCCGGAGCCGCCGAAGAACGATCCGCCCAAGCCGGAGCCGCCGAAGAACGATCCGGATCTCGGGTTCCCCAAGGACACTCCCGTCGCAGAGATGACCTGGGAGCAGCAGGCCGCCTACCACCGGTACCACTCGCGCAAGCACGAGCAGCGCAGCAAGGACCTCCGCGGCGTCATCGGCGACAAGTCCCCCGACGAGCTCAAGTCCGACATGGACGAGCTCGAGGAGTTGCGCAAGACGAAGCGCACGGACGCCGAGAACGCCGTCGAAGACGCGAAGAGGATTGCCCGCGCGGAAGCTGACGCCGAGTGGTCCACCAAGCTTGTGCGCACCGCCCTCGAGGGCCGGCTCGCGCACCTGCAGGACGAGGAGCGCGACGACCTGATCGACACCGTCGACCTGTCGAAGTTCCTCGACAACGGCGATCTGGACACCGAGAAGGTGGACCGGTTCGTCAAGCGTCACACCCAGCCCGGCACGGGCACCACTCGCCGCTGGCCCGACACGGGACAGGGCAACCGGCACTCCTCGAAGCCGTCCGGCGTGGCCGCCGGGCAGGAGATGTTCGTGGAGGGCCGCAAGAAGTAACCGTCCTGTCCCACACGAAGGAGCACCACCATGCCTCGTCTCAAGTCCGAGACTTTCGGCACCGGTGACCAGTCGTGGCTCGGGTCGACGCACGGGATTTACGACACCCGTACCGAGACCCTGAACCCCGCGGCGTTCACCAAGGCCGACCACTACCCGGAGGGGTTCATCCGCTCCGGCCAGCCCGTCGCCCGCGTCGGCGGCGAGCTGGTGCCCTACGACGCGGCCGCCGCGGCCGGCACCGGCCCCGAGGTCTTCGCCGGGTTCGTCTACACCGACCAGGCCACCGACGGTGCCACCCGCATCGCGGTGCCGCTGCTCGACCACGGTCGGATCAAGACCGACCTGCTGCCCGTGGCCTTCGAGCCGCCCACCGAGGCGAACGACAACGGCCAGTTCGTCTACATCACTGAGGGGGCCTGACCATGGCGCTCTGGACTGACATCATCGACCCGGCCACCCTGTCCGGGTACGTCCGTGCGGCGCTCGCCGACTACGAGGCCCGCAAGGGCACCCTGGCGCGGTGGCTGCCGAACCGGAACGTCGCCTCCATCTCGGTTACGTTCCAGGTCGGATCTAAGGGTCTGGTGCCGATCGCGAAGTTCCGCGCGTTCGACGCGCCGCCCGAGATCGGGCGGAAGCCGAAGGGCCGCACGGTTACCCTCGAGCTGCCCGCGCTCGGTCAGGACATCCCGATCTCTGAGTACGACCGGCTCCGCGCCAACGGCGCTCAGCCGTCGGATGACGCGATCCTGCGGATGATCCAGACCACCGCACGGCAGGTGGCGCGGGCGATCGCCGACGCGATCGAGCGGATGCGCGGAGTCGTCCTGGCGACCGGGAAGGCCACGATCGACCAGGACAACTTCTTCAGCGACGACGACTTCGGGCGCTCTCCGGAGCACAGCGACACGGTCGCCCCGGTGCTGTGGTCGGACGGAACGGCCGACGGGCTCGGGAACCTGGAGGCATGGTCCGACGTCTACCGCGACACCAACGGCGAGGATCCGGGTGCCGTCGTGATGTCGACGCGTGCGTTCCGCGCGTTCGCCGGTCTCGACCAGATGCAGAACCAGCTCCTCAACGGCGTCTCGCGGCCCGCCTCGCAGGCGGACGTCCAGGCCGTCGTGACGGGAGCGGGGATGCCCGACATCTACCGGTTCGACCGGCGGGTCATGCTGCCCAACGGCACCACGGTGAAGGCGCTGCCGGACGACATCGTCCTGCTGCTGCCCGCTCCGGTGGATCCGACCGATCCGGACGCGTGGGAGGAGACGGAGCTCGGCGCCACCATCTGGGGTCGGACTCTGTCGTCGACCGAGGCGGACTGGGCGATCGACGACGACGAGCAGCCCGGAATCGTCGCCGGCGTGTGGAAGCACGACAAGCCGCCGCACGGCGCCGAGGTCATCGGCGACGGCATCGGCCTGCCGGCGCTCGCCAACGCCGACCTCTCCTTCAAGGCGCGGGTCCTCTGATGGCGGCTCGTAAGCTCGCGGCCTACGTCCACATCGGTGGCCGCAGCTTCGCTCCGGGTGAGGCCCCGCCCAAGGAGTACGCCGACCAGATCACCAACCCGAACGCTTGGGTCGGTGGCGGTGGGGCCGACGACGCCGCCTCCAGCGGTGACGGTGGCCAGGAATCGGAGGAGACGCCGTACTCGAAGCGCACCAAGGCCGAGCTCCAGGAGGAGATCGACCGGCGCAACGAGGGTCGTGACGACGAGGATCTGATCGAGCCCGAGGGCACGAAGAACGCGGACCTCGTCGCCGCGCTCGAGGCCGACGACGCCGCCACCAGCGGCGCCTGACAGAACCCGGAAAGGTAGGAGGTCGAGCCGATGGCCAGCATCATCAGTTCCGACGACTTGACCTCCTACCTGCCCGGCGTCACCATCCCCGCAGCATCGCTGACGCTGTACGTTCGGCTCGCCAACGGCATCGTCACGGACGTGATCGGCAGCCTCGAGAAGATCCCTGAGCGCGTCGAAGCCATCACCTTGGAGGCCGCGGCCCGCGGAGTCGACTCCTCGCAGCCGACGTCGATCACCACGTCGTTCGACGACACAACCCGCACCATTCGTCGAGAAGGACTCACCCGCGCCGCGGCCAAGCGCGGGGTCTACCTCACCGACGGCGAACGCGACGAGTTACTCCGGCTCGCCGGCAAGCGCCGCCGCCGGCGCGCTGGCACCATCCATCTCAGGCGCTCCTGATGCTCACCGACGCAGAGATCGCCGCCGGCCGCGAGATTGCCGAATCCACCATGAAGGACGAGTGTGCGGTCCTGCGAAAGATCAGCTCAGCACCGGATCCGAACACCGGGGCAGTGGTGGACGAGTGGGCCACCGTCTACACCGGGAAGTGCCGACTGAAGATGACTGCCGAGACCGGATCTCCCGGGAGCGTCGGCGAGCAACCGGTCACGATCACCCGTCTTGAGCACCAGGTTCCATGGGACGTCGACTTCCTCGAGGTGGCTGACCGGGTGGTCATCACAGCCTCCCAGAGCCCCGATCTGCCCGGCAAGGCAGTCCAAGTCGCCGCGCCGTGGCGGCAGTCGACCGCTTCGTCCTGCCGTTACCCGTGTAACGAATCGACCGTCCCGGAGGCGTGACATGAGTGACCTTCGCGACCTGGAGGACGAGTTCGACCGCTGTGTCGACGAGATCGACGACGCGGTGTACAAGGTCGTCGCCAAGGGCGCGCTGAACATCAAGAATGACACCCGGGACACCTGGAAGCGCGAGCTGCGAGGCACCCACGCCAAGCGGCTGCACTTCTCGGTGGGTTACGACATCACTCCGCCCGGCGGGGACGTCATCGCCGCGAACATCGGCCCGGACGTGAACAAGAAGAAGATGCAGGGCGGGCTCGGCGGCATCATCGAGGAGGGTCAGGGCGCGAACGCTCCGGTCCCGGCGCTGAACCCGGCGTGGCGCAAGGAGTCGCCGCGGTTCGAGAAGGCGCTGGGTGATGTGGCTGAGCGGTTGATGCCCGGTGATTGAGCACGCCGAGGCCATCGTTGCGAAGCTGCGTGCGCACCCGTACCTGACGGTGATTGACGGGCCGGCGGACGGCACCCAGGCCCCGCCGTACGTCGTGGTCTACGTCTACACCCCTGACGAGAGCCGTACGAAGCTCGAAGGTGGCACCGACGAGACGTGGGTGACCATCGTGACCCACTCGATCGCCGCGACCATCGACGGCGCCCGCATCGTGCGGCGCAACGTGAGGCAGGCGTTGCTCGATCAGCGGCTCACCGTCGAGGGCTGGAGGTGCGAGCGGATCTCCCACGAGTCCGGCAATCCTGCCGATTGGGACGACTCCACGGGCATCCGCGTGATGGACGCCGTAGACGAGTGGGACTACCGCGCTGAGCCGCTCTGAGAGCGGCGGAACACGCACGTCAGCAACATCGTGTGATGCCGCTGGTGCTCGTCGGACCACACGGCCGTCGAGGACTGATCCAGGCGCCATCCGATGGACTCGATCTCCGCGATGCTCTCGCCAGCATCGGGATAGGTCGCAGAGGACGGTGAGCCGCGGAACACCGCGACGTAGAACGCATGGCCATCTGCGGCCGCCGCGGCCGCGCCGTCCACCGCGTGGCGATTCTGCCGGTTCGTCAGGAAACCCATTCCCAGAGTTTCGGCGCAACCGAGCCGACCTGTCCAGAGAACGGAGCACTCCCGCATGGCAGTCAACGACCCGTACACCCGCGGTCACATCGCGGTCAAGCACACCGTCACCGGCGGCACCACCGAGATCCCGGAGCGGTCGCTGGCCGCCTTCCGCGAGCGGGGCTGGGTGCCGGTGAAGGAGGATCCGCCGGCCAGCAAGGCGACGGTCGGCGAGTGGCGCAACTACGCGCTCGCGCAGGACCCCGAGAACCACGAGGCCATCGCGGCCATGACCAAGGCCGAGCTGCAGCAGCAGTACGGCGACAACGAGTAGAGGAGGAAGCACCATGGCTGATCTCGGCCACGATGGCATGTACCGGGTGGCGTTCATGCCCGGCGGCTTTGCCAACAAGTCCGCGCCCACCGTCACTGAGCTGGAGTCCGCGATCCAGCTGGAGTGCCGCCTGACCCCCACCGGCCTGACCCGCGAGGCGTCGACCGAGTGGAAGGACTCCAGCAAGCTGTGCTCGACGTTCAGCACGCAGACCGCTGGACGCCGTTCGTTCAACATCCAGGTGGTCGCCGTCCGCGAGGTCGACGACACCACCGGCGTCGAGGCCGCGTTGACGTACAAGGTTCTCGGCGACCTGGCGATCCGCGACAACAAGCTGGGCGCCGAGCCGTGGACGGCCGCCGACACTGCCGAGGTCTACCCGGTGCAGGTCGGACAGCCGAACAAGTCGGCCCCGGCTGCGAACGAGGACCAGACGATCACTTACGGGTTCGGCATGACCGGCGACCCGGTGCTCGACGCAGTCGTCGCCGCAGCGGCTGCCTGATCGCCAATGAGTGAGCAGCGGGAGCAAGGCGCTCCCCTCCACTTCCTCAAGCGCACCACCACGGACAAGCTCTGCCGCGACCTGGATCTGGCCGACGCGCAGGGGCTCAACGTGCTGGTGGTCCAACACGTGGGCGGTCGTGATTGGGTGCTCGTCACCCGCGACGCGCCCATCGTCGGCCCGGCAGGAAGCCGGGTCTTCTCTCGATCCGAGGAGTAGGCCATGGCGGCCAAGAAGAAGACGCTGGCGGAGATCACCGAGGAGGCGCAGCCGGTCCGTGAGGTCGTGCGGGTCTGCGTGGCTGGTGATCTCGTCACCCGGCACGCTCAGTTGGAGCGTGAACTGGAGGAACATCAGGCCAGGACGCTCGGTGGCTCGCCGAAGCTCAGCGGCGGCACGAGTGACCCGGAGGCCGACCGGCTGGCCGGGGAGATCCAGAAGCTCGAGGCCAAGATCGCGGCTCGCACCTACGACTTCGAGTTCGAGAAGTGCGACGACCCCGGCTGGTTCGACCTGATGGACGAGCACGGGCCGCGCAAGGGCAAGGAGCGCGTGGAGCGGTGGAACCCGAGCACGTTTCCCCCGGCCGCGGTCCGGGCGTCGTGCGTGTCCCCGGAGGGCATGGACGACGACGCGCAGTTCGAGAAGTTCTGGGCCAAGCTGAACGACGGCCAGCGCGACGACCTGTTCGCGGGTGCTCGCAGGGCCAATGAGGTGGCCCTGACCGTCCCTTTCTCCGCGAGCGCATCCGCGCATCGCCAGATCTCCGAGGGATCCTCGACTACGTAGTCCCGCTCGGCATTCCGCGGTCCATCTTCCTGGGCCGGGTGCCCGCCGAAGGCGAGTCGCAGTGGACCGACTTGGACCGCAACTACGCGCTGGCGTGGCAGGCCGAGACTCGCTCCGAACACTCCTGCGGGCAGCCGATGGCCGAGTCGATGGCGAACGAGAACCAGTTCCGCTACACCGCCGAGGTCATCCGATGTCACGCCTGCGCCGCCACGGAGCGGGCAGTCAAGACGTTCAGCGGGCAGGACAACGCCGACACCGCCGGTATCCGAGCCCGACTCACATCCACTCCGCATGGCGCGGTCTGAGAGGTAGGTGACGCATGCCCACACGAATCACACGCGTCGGCCTCTCTGCCGTCGTCGGACCGTTCAAGCAGGACGTCCGCTCCGGCAAGCGCGAAGTCACGGACCTGCGCCAGGAGGCGGAGCGGTTCTCCAAGGGACGCTACGAGGCCAGCCTGAAGGCGGATGGCCGACAGGCGCGCACGGAGCTGTCGGCGCTGGAGAAGCGGCTGCAGGCGTTCGCGAAGACGCCGGTCGACCAGCGGGTGAATCTCGACACCGACGAGGCCCGTGACCGGATGCAGGCGCTGCAGGCCCGGTTGGCCGAGTTCGGCACCCACGTCTCTGACGCTCGCGTGAACGTTGACGACCGGGACGCGCAGAACAAGATCAGCCGGGTGGAGGCCAGCCTTCTGGCGCTCGGCTCGAAGGTCGCCTCCCCGGACATCGACCTCGAGGGCGTCGCCGCTGCCGAGGCGCAGCTGGGAACGCTGGAGTCGCACCTGCAGCGTTACGACGGGTCGGACTACCGCGCTCAGGTCCACGTCGACGGAACGCTGGCGGCGACCCGGCAGGCGTCTGCGCTGATCGACACGCTGGCGATGCTCGGCCCCACCGTGGTTCCGATGGCCGCCGCGGCCACTCCGGCCCTGGCCGGCTTGACGTCGATGCTCAGCGGCGCCGCGGTCGGCGCCGGGGTGACCGCGTTCGCGTTCTCCGGGGTCGGCGACGCACTGGAGGCGATGGGTGACGCCGAGGTCGCCGCCGCGTCGAACGCGCAGGAGTCCGCCCGTACCCAGGTGCTGGCCTCGCAGCAGATCACCGATGCCCGCCGTGGCGTCATCGACGCGCAGCGCGACGCCGCGGAGTCTGCACAGGACGGCTCCCGCCAGATCGCCGACGCACGCCGCGGTGTGATCGACGCCGAACGGGCCGCCGCGCAGGCCGCCCGCGACGGCGCCCGCGACATCGCCGACGCGCAGGCCCAGGTGACCCAGGCCCGGCGGGATGCGGCCGACGCTGCCCGTGACGCCGCACAGCGGGTCCGGGACGCCGAGGAGTCCCTCGCCGACTCCCACGAGCGAGTCGAGGACGCCCTCGCCGACCTCCACGACGCCCGCCGCCAGGCCATCGCGGACCTTCGCGAGCTGCGGGAGGAGACCCGCGACAACGCCCTCGACGTCGAGTCCGCCGAGATCAGTGTCCTGCGGGCCCGGGAACGGCTCGCCGAGGTCACCGCCGACGAGACCGCCACCGAGTTGGACCTGCGGGCCGCCCGGCTGTCGGTGGCCGAGGCAGAGGAGCGGCTCTCCGACGCCCGCCGCGACGCCCGCCAGGACCAGGCCGAGCTGTCCAGAGCGGAGAAGGACGGCATCCGCAACGCCGCCGGCGTCGTCGACGCCCGTGACCAGGTCGCCGCCGCCCACGAGGGCGTGCGGGACGCGCAGCTGGCGGTTGCCGACGCTCAGCGCGACGCGGCACAGGTGCAGCGGGAGTCGGCTGCCCGGATCGCGGAGGCGATCGACGGGGTCGCCGAGGCCCGCGAGCAGGCCGCCCAGCGCAACGCCGACGCGCAGCGGCAGATCTCCGAGGCGCAGCGCGGTCTGATGCAGGCCAGCATCGACGCTGCTCGTGCGCGCGCAGACTCCGCTCGCCGGATCCAAGATGCGGAGCGGGCCTTGCAGCGGGCGATGGTCGCCACGCGCGCCGACATGGCCAAGCAGTCCACCGAGGCCGCCGACCTGGCCGAGAAGATGGCGGCCCTGGGACCGGCTGGTCGCGAGTTCGTGGAGTTCCTGCATTCGGTGCGCCCGGAGATGCAGCAGATCCAGGACATCGCCCAGGCTGGGATGCTGCCCGGTGTCGAGGACGGCATCCGGGACTGGCTGAGCCTGATGCCGCGGTGGGAGTCACTGACCCGCAACACCGCCACCGCCCTCGGGGCACTGGCCCGTGAGGGCGGAGACGCGCTCACCGACCCGTTCTGGCGCCGGTTCTTCGGCTACATCGACACCGAGGCCAACGACATCCTGCTCGACACCGGGCGGGCGCTGGGCAACCTCACCACCGGCTTCGCGGGCATGGTCATGGCGCTCGACCCGCTCGCCGACGACTTCCGCTCCAGCTTCCTCGGGATGAGCCGCGACTTCTCCCACTGGGGCCGTACCCTGTCCTCGAACGAGGGATACCGTGAGTTCGTCCGCTACACCCGCCGCGTCACTCCCGAGGTGTGGGACACCCTCGGCCAGGTTGCCGAGGCGCTGCTGGCCGTCGCTGAGGCTGCCGCCCCGATCGGCGAGGCCACCCTCCCGGTGATTCAGGTGCTGGCGAACATCCTTGAGACTGTCGCCGAATCCCCGGCCGGCCCGGTGCTCATCGGTGCTGCAGTGGCCATGTCGACGCTGAACCGAGCCGTGCGCCTCTACGAGGGCGCGAAGCATATGCGGATCGTAGAACTTCTGCGGGGCACGAGTGCTGAAGGGCCGCGCGCCGCGCGGGGGCTGCGGGAGTTCAGCGCAGCGGCGGGCCGGATGGGAGTTGTCGGCGCCGCCGCTATCGGCATTGGTGAGATCGTCAGTGGCCTTGGTGACCTGCAGCGCGTCTCACGTGGCGTGACTGGCCCAATGCGGGAGTTCCGGGACATCCAGGACCAGATCGCCGCCAGCAATCTCGGCAAGTACGCCTCCGAGCTCGGCATCGACCTCGACCGACTCGCTCGCGACCTTCACCGGAACGGCACTGAAGGCGAATACGTCAAGCGCGTCATGGCCCAGCTCGCTGGCAAGTCGGGCACGCTGGAGATGCTCTACGACTCGTTCACGATCAGCCACGAGGCCGCGGATCTTCTCGGCATCGAGCTAGGAGACAACGCCCAAGGCGCGCACGCTGCACGGCTTTCTCTCGCTCAACTGATCAAGGCTCTTGATGAGCAAAAGGGTTCCACTCGAGGTGCCACAGCGGACACGCGGAGCAACTCCAGGGCCACCCAGGCGAACACACGCGAGATCCGCGACAATATCGAGGCGATGCGCGACCGGCGCACCCAGGCGTTGGCGAATGAGAATGCGGAGATCTCCTACCAGCAGTCGATCGACGACGCCCGGCGGTCTCTCCGGCAGAACGGCCAGACGCTCGACATCACCACGGCCAAGGGTCGGGAGAACCGTCTGGCGCTGCTGGGGATGGCGGAGTCGTGGAACCGCCAGGGCGACGCCGCTAAGAGCACAGACGGCGCGCACAAGCGGGCGATCGAGACATTCGTCCGCGCGGCCACCCGGATGGGGATGAACGCCGAAGAGGCGAAGGCGTACGCAAATCGGCTCTACGAGATCCCTGGCAACGTCGACACTGACGTCGACTTCAAGGATCGCGCCGCGCGCATTCGTGCCCGTGATTACCGTCGCTATGTCAACGAGGAACTGGACAAGATCCGCGACGAGGATGTCCGGATCTCGCTGCGCACCATCCGCTACCAGTCGAAGGCCCGCAGCGAGGCCGACAACTTCTTCGCTGGCACCGGCTACAAGCCACCGGGTGGTGGCAGGGGCGCGCTGCCGCCGAAGATGGCCGGCGCGGTCGGCGGCGGTGCTGTCATCCCGCAGATGCTGGGCTCCACGCGCTCGGTGGACAAGGCGACCAACGCGATCGCGACCGACGTCCACCAGTCGACTCGAGCGAAGGCGCTGGAGATCCAGGAGGCGCTACGGGAGGCGTGGTCGACTCTGGGTCCACCGGGACGCGCCGGCCGCGTCCTGCCGAAGGGGTCGTACTCGATCGGCACGCCTTACTTGGGCTACACCGGCCACTACGGCGCCGACTACCCAGCACCTGGTGGCACGCCGGTCTACTCGCCGTGGCCGGGCCGGATCACCGCCTCCTACGACATCCCCGGCAGCAACCGGTACAACTCGACGCCGTACGCCTCCTACGGTCGCGTCATCAAGATCGACCACAACAACGGTCTGTCCACGCTCTACGCGCACCTGTCGGAGCGGCTTGGCCGGATCGGTGAGGTAGCGGCGGGTCAGATGATCGGCCGGGTCGGCACCACCGGTAACTCCACTGGCGATCACCTGCACTTCGAGGCTCGCCGCAACGGAGCGACGATCAACCCTGCTCAGTTGAACCTATTCGACCAGGGCGGTCGTTGGCGCTCTGGAACCGCTGGAGTGAACCTGTCCGGCAAGGACGAGCTGGTCCTCACCCACGACCAGGCCTCTGCCTTGTTCCCCGGCTTCGCCCGGGGCGGCGAGGTGGTGTCCCAGCCGCAGCCGGTGTTCGCGGAGATGCCCGCGTGGATGCACGCCCAGCGGACGCCGCAGACCCAGGCTCTGCGGGCGCTCGTCGAGGGCGGGGTCCACTTCAACGGCGGATCCGACGCGACGGCCGCCGAGCTGATGCAGGCGCTCGACACCGAACTGCGCGTTCTCCGGATGGCCGACCTGTGAGGGGTGACCGATGCCGCTGCTAGCCCCTGGGGACGTCGCTGCCACCGAGTGCCGACTCGACCTCGACGGCTTCGCCATCGGTGGCGACTCCGGGTTCGACCTACGCGACTTCTCCCTCGGCCCGCTGGGTCATCGGACACAGGACCAGCCGAACCCGACCGGGGCGGGGCGGTTCTTCGGTCGCGATGCCGCCGAGGCGCGGACGTTGACGTTCGAGGTGCTGATCGCCCGGCAGACCGACGTGGAGGCGTGGAACGCTGCGGCGGCGCTGCAGGCGGCGTGGTCGTCGGATCGGGTTGGTCGCACGCCGGGAGCGGTCCAGCAGTTGACGATCGTGCGGCCCGGTGGCAGTCCTCGCGTGGTGTTCGGACGTGCGCGGTCACCCGAGCCGGTCTACTTCGACGCGGCGGTCGGCTACGTGCCGTTCGTGCTCACGTTCGCCTGCCAGGACCACCTGTTCTACGACGCGACCGAGCAGGCGCTGACCCTCTACGCCTCCGGCTCATCCCCTGGCGGCGGCCTGATGTTCCCCGCCACTCCCCCATTCGACTTCGTCGCCGGTCCCGCGACTTCCGACGTTGCGCGGGTGGGCGGCGATGCGGAGACGTGGCCGCGGTTCACCTTCCACGCCCCGAACAACGGCTCGGCGACGCGCCCGCGGGTGGACTTCGTGCATCTGGGGCGGTCGGTGTGGCTGCAGTCGACGCTGCGGCCCGGTGACGCTCCGGTGGTAGTGGAGACCCGTCCGGGCCATCGTGGCGCGTTCCAGGCGGGCGCGAACGTGTCGGGGTGGCTGCGCGGTGACTGGTTGGAGCGGCTGGCGTTGCCGGTCGGTGACACCGTGTGCGACTTCTCCGTCGATGACCCGTCCGGCACGTCCCGCGCCAGCATCGCCTGGCGTGACGCTTACTCGGCCCCGTAGGAGGTCCCGTGTTCCAAGGTGGCATCTTCGCCGTCGATGGCCAGCTGGTGCAGGCGCAGCAGGCGCGGCTGCAGCTGCAGGCGGCGACGCAGTCGAAGTCCGGCGTCCTCGGCGCGACCGACCTGCAGATCCGGCAGTTGACGAACGCGGCGAACTTCGTACGCGCCATGCCCGGCGGCTACGTGGCCCTGGGGGTGGAGGAGCCGCAGCAGGGGTCCTACACCGAGCACAACGTCGGTGAGGACGCGACCATCGAGATCCCGGGCAACTCGACGGCCACCGACCGCTACGACATGGTCGTGGTGCGGGTGGAGGACCCGACGTTGCAGGGCTCGCCGTGGGCGCACGACCCGGCGACCGACCCGCTGTCGTACTTCCGGGTCATCTCGAACGTGGGCCCGAACGCGACGCAGATGCCCGCCGGCCAGACGGGTGCTCCGTTGGCGCGGGTGCGGGTGAAGGCGAACACGGCCACGCCGGCGATCACCACGGCCGACATCACCGACTTGCGGGTGGTGGCGAACCCGAAGACCAGCGAGACGCTGAAGGTGCTGAACCTGCCGAACAACAAGGTGGCCGAGGTGCTGCTGGGCTCGGGGTTCTCCGTGTGGCCCGACGAGGCGCAGTGGACCGTCGACATCCCGCCGTGGGCGGTGCGGTGCTCGATCATGGCGGAGATGGGCGGCGCGCAGGCCGAGGCGTCGGGCACCAACGGCGGGAACTGGGTCGGCCAGGTGCGGGTGCAGCACGGTGAGATGGTCACCGAGCCGACCGAGGTCAACCTGTCGGCCTCCCGGACGGGGCGCGACACGACGACGTTCATCGTCGGTGACGACCTGCCGGTTCCTCGCGACCACCGGGGCACCACGCGCGGCCTGTCGTTCCGGGGCCAGTTGACGACGGCTTCGAGCATGGAGCTGCGGGCGGCGCACGGCACGAACGTGCGGATCCGGGTCGTGTACTTCGAGGACCGCGACGACTACGTGGTGGCATGAGGTACCTCGCGGCTGACGCGGTGACCGGCGAGTGGTTGGCGCGTGACCTGCCGCTGCGGGCCGAGGTCACCTGGGCGCTGCGGGGCCAGAACGCGCTGACCGCGACGCTCGACCCGGAGGTGGCGCGGGCGAAGATCGACGGCCGTCCGCTGCTGACCGAGTGGGGCACGAAGGTCTACGCCGAGGACGACGGGGTCATCCGCTGGGGTGGGCTGTACCGCTCGGGTGAGATGGCGGGGCCGTCGTGGTCGCTGGACTGCGTCGGCATGGCCCGTTACCTGGACAAGGTCGACTGGACCGGCAACCTCAAGTCGACGTCCATCGATCCCCTGGATGCCTACCGGGCGCTGTGGGAGCACGCGCAGTCCTACGCCTCAGGTGACTTGGGCGTGGCCGTGGACGAGACGACGTCTCCGGTGCGGTTGGGCAAGCCGCGGGAGCGGATGGAGTTCGACACCGCCGACGGTGGGGCGTCGTTCGAGGCTGCCGAGCCGTACCACCTCGCGCCCTGGGATGCGCCGAACTGCGGTCAGGAGGCGTCGATGCTGATGACCGAGACGCCGTTCGACGTCGAGGAGCACCACGCCTGGGCCGACGCCGACCACGAGACCGTCTCCCACCGGCTGATCCTCGGCTACCCACGACTGGGACGACGTCGCCACGACCTGCGGTTCGTGGAGGGCGAGAACATCACCACCCCCGTGCCGTTGTCACGTGACGGGGACGCCTACGCCAACGAGATCATCGTCCTGGGCCGTGGTGAGGGTCGGAAGCGGATCACCGGCCGCGCGGTGGCCACCGATGGGCGGTTGCGCTGTACGTACGTGCATGAGGACGAGTCGATCGGCACCACTCGCCGCGCCGACGCGGTCGCCGCGCAGTTGCTGCGGTCACGGATGAGCCTGGGTGAGATCACCGAGATCACCGTTGCCGGCGAGTGCCCGGTCTCCCCCGGTGACGACATCTACGTCCAAGCGGTCCAGGGATGGGCCGAGGGTGAGACGCGCTGGTGTCGCATCGCCTCGATCACCGTGACGCCGGAGGAGACCTCGACCACGCGGCTGGTGCTGACCCGTTCGGACAGGTGGCGCTATGGCGAGGGATGAGCAGACCCGCGCCGAGGTGCGCCGTGCGGTGCAGCCGCTGGCGCGGCGGCTGGCGAAGCTAGAGCAGCAGTCGGAGAGGACGCGCCGAGGTCGCCGCGCGTCACAGTTGCCGTTCTCCTCCATCGAGGACGGCAGTCTCGCGGTCAACGACGCCGAGGGCAACGAGACGATCCGGGTCGGCCGCGACGAGGACGGCAACCACGTCGTCCGCGCCACCAACGGCGGCAAGGTCATGGCCGATGTGACCAGCGACGGCCGGTTCATCGGCAACCAGAACTCCACCTACGTCCAAGACGTCGAGCCGACCGTGCCGGAGGGTGGACACCGCGCCGGAGACCTGTGGATCCTGCCCGGCGAGGGCGGGGCGCGCCACTTCTGGGACGGCACCGCCTGGCAGCCGCTCCCGGTGGGCGGCGCGGCGCTGGCGGCGCTGCTGGTGTTGGCGACCCGGATCGTGGCCGGCGACCCGGCTGCCGAGCGGGTCGAGCTCAATGAGTCCGGCCTGTTCGCCTACAGTCCCCTGGGGATGCCGTCGTGGCAGCTCGCGGTGGGCCTGCCGACGTTCCTGGCGCTGCTGAAGGCCGGGGAGACGGTCGCCTCGGTCTCGGAGTTCGGTGACGCGTCGTTCGCCTCGGTCGCGGCCGACGAGGTCCGCGAGGGCGGCTCCACGGTCGCCGAGCGCATCGCCGACGAGGTCGCCAGCCGGCCCCGCGGTCTGGCGTCGGGGTTCAAGGCGTCCCGAGTCCCGAACGCCTCCGGCATCGTGTCCGAGTACGGCATCCTCGGGGCTGACTTCGTCACCGACGCCGACGCGGTCAGCCGCTCGCATCGCTACACGCTGGCGATGGGCATCAAGCCGGAGGCGGCGGGTCACGACTACACGGTCCGGATCCGCTACACCACCGACGGCAGCCTGCCGACCATCACCTCGCCGGTGTGGCTGACGCTCTCCGACGTGGCGGGCAACGCGCAGCCGCTGCCGTTCGTCGCCACCGACATCACGCAGGCATTCTTCGCCAACGACACCTACTACCGGTTCCTGGTGACGTTGGAATCGACGACGTCGGGGATGGCGGTCGGCACCTCGGGCGGCACGGCGCTGGCGATCGAGGACGTGGGACCGCGAGGCGCGAATGTGGGCTACAAGAACACCGGCGGCGGTGTGCTCGGCGGGGGCGGGTCGGACACGGGCACCGACACGCAGGCGGAGCCGGTGACGAAGACCTACACCTACGAGGCGACCTGGCATCGGGTGTGGGAAGGCGCGAACGCCATCGCCAACCCACCCGAGCAGGGCAACAACTCCTACAGCCGCCTGGGCAACCTGAAGACGATGATCGGCAACTACCGACGCAGCAACGGGCGGAGGCCGGACCAGGACTTCGCCACCACCCCCAAGGTCGAGGTGTTCCTCAACGCTGCGGAGTGGGTCAACAACGACGGCGGCACGATCGTGCTCGGGTTCCACACCAACGACAGTCCGCCCGGGGACTGGGTCAACGTCAACATCGACCAGGGCCGGCTCCGGCAGAACTCCAAGTCGGGCGGCAAGTGGTACGACATCTCGGACCTCGGCGCGGAGGCGTGGGCTGGCGGTCGCCGCGGGATCACGCTGGGGCCGGGTCCGACCAACGCGAACGAGTTCGCGGGCGTCTTCTTCGGGCCTGGCGCGGCCCCCGCGAAGCGTCCGAAGGTTCGCATCACCGGAACGCTGAGGTAGGAGGCGATTGTGGCAGCACTGTCCGACATCGTGAAGCTGGCCGCCGATCAGACGTTCGGGTCGCGGGTTCGGGCTGCGGTCGCGGAGCAGGCGTTCGCGGTGCTCGACCAGGACCCGCGGGCGGTCGAGGGCGGACCGTGGCGGGCGACGTTGGCGCGGCAGAGCCTCGACGACCTGGCGGGCATGGCTACGAAGTTCGTCATCGCCGTCGCGATCCACGATCCGGTGGTGGCCGCGTTCGCGGCCAACGGCAGTCAGGCCGCCGTGACCGACGCGATGATCCGTGACCGGGTGGCCAGCGCATGGAACTACCTGTCTGGCTACGCGGCAGTGACTCAGGAGGCGTGATGGCTCGTCACAGGTTCGAACGCACCGGTGCCATGTGGATGTTCGCCCCTGGCACGGTCGACGGCCAGCGGGTTCCGGTCCTCAAGGGGGGCACGGCGACCGCGTACGACGCCCCGGTGGGCGGCAATCCGCTGCTGGATCTGATCGACGCGCTCGGCGCTCCGACGACGGACGTGGCGATCGACGCGGACGGGTTCGGCCCGGTGGAGATGTACGGCCCGGACGGTGACCCGGAGGGGCCGCGGGTGCTGTGGCTCGACGGTGGCGGGGGCATCCGGGTGGCGTGGGTGACCTCGGACCCGGTGCCCGGACCGGAAGGGCCGACCGGCCCGGAGGGTCCACCTGGGCCGGGTGCGTCCGACGCGGACGTGGCGGCGTACGTGGACGACCTGACGCCGAGCCAGACCCGTGCGGCAATCGACACGCTGGTCTCGGCTAGGGACTACGCCACGGCCGCGGACGTCACGGCGGCGTCGACCACCGACCGGGACCGGACGAACCACACTGGCGCGCAGGCGATCGGCACGGTGACCGGCTTGCAGACCGCGCTTGACGCGAAGACCGACATCACGGCGATCCTGCTCGACGTGGTCCGCAACGCCGATGGCACCTACCCCGCCCGCCCATCCTCGACTCGCCCGGTGCGCTGGCATGAGACCGACTACGCCAACCCGCTGAAGCCGCCGGGGATGGTCGACGGCGACCAGTACTTCGGCCCCGATGGCATGAGCGGCGCGTGAGGGTCTACCGCTCGGAGGGCGGCGTTCTGGCGTGGCTGCCGGAGGCGGTGCAGAACATCCCCGTGGGCGCCGTCGAGGAGTTCGTCATCGGGCAGACGCGGCCGACAGCGGAGAACACCGGTGCCACCGGTCCACTCGTCGCGCAGTCCGGCAACGTCTACATCGACACAGCCGGGACGGTGCTGGAGAACCGGGACATCTCCGGGCGGGTCATCGTCCGCGCCGCCAACGTCACGCTCCGCAACTGTCTGATCCGTGGCGACAGCAACGCCACCGAAGGCGACTGCGTCGACGCCACCCACTCGGCCGTGGCGAACCTACTGCTCGACCGATGCACAATCCGCCGCGACACCCCCAACGAACGCGCGACCGGGGTGATCGGTCACGGCTACACCCTGCGTCGCTGCCACGTCTACCACTGCGTCGACGGGACCGGCGTCTTCGACACCGCCAACCCGGACGGCGACATGGCGATGCTCGCCGAGGGCTGCCTGTTCGAGGCGACGTCGTACTTCAACCCCTGCTCCTACCAGAGCGATAACCAGACCCACAACGACGTCGGCGGCCAGATCCAGGGCGGCTCGAACATCACCTATCGGGGCTGTGACATTCAGGCGTTCCTCGACCCCAACATCGGAACCGGCGTGGACATCCGCCCGTTCGCGCCGAGCCTCGCGCACATGGCCGCGATCCTCATCTCCCCGAACGTGGGCGCGGTGGCGAACGTGACCATCGACCAGAACTGGCTCGACGGAGGGAGCGCCACCATCAACATCTCCGAGAAGGGCATGGGACCGATCCAGGGCCTGTCGATCACGAACAACCGGTTCGGGCGCGGGTCTCGCGGCTACTACATCTACCTGCCGCAGAGCACCCTCGACATCTCGAACGTCACCGGCAACGTGCATGAGGACGACGGCTCCCCCGTCCCCATCGACCTGGCGGCCGCCTGATGCCGCTCTCACAGCCGAAGACCTACACGCTCACCGGCAAGTCACCGGGTGCAGTCGACTTCGGGGCCGCAGGCGCACCGGACCGGCTGGCCGATGGAAGCACCGCCTCCCCGGTCTACACCGACGCATCCGGGGACATGGTCATCGACTTCACCGGCATCGTCTCCGGTGACAAGTCCGCGATCACCGACGACACCGCAGGCGACTCCCCGTACCTGCAGTTCACGATGGAGTTCGCCCTGACGGCCGCGCTGCCCGGTGCCGTGGAGCTGTTCCACGCCCGGACCACCGCGAAGATCGGCAACCTGCTCGGCACCGTCTCCTCCGGCGTCTCGTACGTGCGGGTGCGCGGCGGTGGGGACGCGACGCTTACCGGCTGGTCGTCAGGAACCGCGCTCACTGTCGGCGTGCTGTACCGGCTGCAGTACGCGATGCAGGTCGCCACCGCCACCACGGGAAAGACGAAGGCGCGCCTGATCCGGGTCTCCGATGGGGTGGTGCTCGCCGAGGGCGAGTCGACCAACCTCGACAACGGCACCGCGAACCCGCTGTTCCACCAGACCGGGAAACTGTCGTCATCCTCCGGCACGGTCCCGCTGCACGTGTCGTCGGTCGCCCTCTCAGATGCCGCCTACGCCTACCTCGACGCGGCCACCGACCCGGCCGAACCGACGACGACCGGCATCTACGTGCAGACGGCCTCGGGGCTGGCCGTGGTCCACCCGTACCGGATGGTCACCGGCGTACTGCAAGGCGGCACCGAGGGGCCGCCGGCAGAGGCCACCGGCCCGTTCACCACGGCCATCCCCAGCGACCCGGTGCTCGACCCCGACTCCTCGACCAAGGCC